AATATTTTATCTAGCGGAACAATCCAGGCTGATAGTACCACAGACGCAACTAATGTAAGTTCAGGATCGATAATTGCAAAAGGCGGTGTTGGAGTTGCTAAAAAACTTTTTGTAGGTGACTCTACAAGTATAGCGGGTGATGTTACAGCATATAATATCTTACCACAGACAAATAACACATACAGCATTGGAGCAACAAATAATCAATACAATAACGTTTACGCAAATAATTTTGTTGGAAATGTAACTGGTAATGTAAGCGGAACTGTATCTGGTACAGCCGGACAGGCAAATAAATTAACGACTGCAACAACATTTAACATGACTGGTGATGTCACAGCACAGTCATTTAGTTTTGATGGACAAACAGGAGGCACATCTAAAACTTTCAACACAACTATAAGCAATTCATTTATTGGAAACCAAACATTAACCACTACAAGTGCAACCACAGATGAACTGATTATAAACAGAACAGGTGGCACAACTGGTATATTCAAAACCACTGTAGGTTCAATTGTGAACACAATACCTACTCCACCTATAGGTTCTATTATGATATACGCAGGAGCGACTGCACCAACTGATTGGTTATTCTGTGATGGAGCAGAAGTAAGTAGAGCAACTTACAATAAATTATTTGCCGTAATTGGTACGCAGTTTGGTACACCAAGTACAACAGCAGTATTTAAAACACCTGACCTAAGAGGAAGATTCCCATTAGGTAAAGACAACATGGGACAAGGATCAGCAGATAGAACTACGGCTGTCTTTGCAGATAATTTAGGACAAGGTGCAGGTGCTGAAAAGAAAACAATTACAAAAGAAAATTTACCACAACACGAACACAATCTTCAAGCAAACAACGGAGATCAGTTCTTTGCATCTAGAATGATTGCAGGTGCATCGGGCGATGCAGAAGTAACAACTAGAAGTGGTCCAGATTTAAATAACACAGCCGGCGCACAACAATTACCTAACACAGGTGGTATTGCAGGCACAACAGGGCAACAGTTAGACGTGATGAACCCATACTTAACAATCAATTACATCATATATACTGGAGGAATTTAATGAGTTACAAGTTGAACAAAACAGATGGTAGTTTACTTGTTGATCTAGTAGATGGTCAATTAGATACTACATCAAGTGATTTAACACTTATAGGAAGAAACTATTCTGGGTTTGGTGAAGTATTGAATGAAAACTTCATTCAGTTGTTAGAAAATTTCTCAAACAGTGCCGCTCCTGTAAATCCTATAAGAGGTCAGTTGTGGTATGATACAACAGAAAACAAATTAAAAGTATACAACGGAACGGAGTTTACGGCAAGTGGTGGTGTTACAGTCCAAGCCACTCAACCTAACATGGTTGCTGGAGATCTTTGGATTGATAGCAATGCAAGTCAATTATATTTCTTTGATGGAACAAATTTAAGACTTGCTGGTCCGGTTTTTTCTAGACAATCAGGAACTTCAGGCTTCACAGTTGTTAGTGTATTAGATACACAAAGTATTACAAACTATGTTGTAAAAATGTTCGTTGGCGGTAGCCTAGTAGGCGTCCACAGTAACGCTTCGTTTACTCCGGCGGCTGGTGCCCAGATTACTGAATTAGTTACAAGTGGCAATCCAACTGGTGCTATTGTAAAAGGTTTTAACACAGTAGGAACAGATTACAAATTTGTGGGAACGTCCACAGTATCAGAAGCATTGGTAGATGGTGCAGGTGTTGTAAGAACTGGTGATCAATATCTAACAGCAGACAGCGACGACACAACTACAGGATCAATTACTGTTCAAAATAATGATGGTATAACAATAGGTCTAAACAATAACACAAAATTAGAATTTACAAATAATGCTTTTACGGTAGCAAATCAACTTACAGGACAAGACGTAGAAATAAAAGTAAGAAGACCTGCTGAAACTTCAGCAATTAAAATTGATACAACAAATGCTAGAGTTGGTATTTTTAAAGCATCACCTTCTAAAACATTAGATGTAGGCGGTGACGTACAAATTGATGGTAACCTAGTAGTAAGTGGAACACAAACATCTATAGATGTAACAACTCTACGTGTTGAAGATAAAAATATTGATTTAGGTAAAGCAGATGACGGCACTGTGGGCAATGATGCGGCAGTGGACGATGGTGGTTTAATATTAAATTCATCAGATGGCAATAAAACTTTTGTATGGAAAGATGGCACAGATTCCTGGACAAGTTCGGAAAACATTGATTTAGCATCAGGTAAAGGAATTAAAATTAACACAAATTCAGTTTTAACTGAAACGGCTTTAGGTGCTTCAGTTGTTTCTGCACCAGGATTGACAACAATAGGAACACTTAACCAAGCCACTATTGCTGATGTTAAGATTGGACCAACAAGTGGATTAATTACAAGTTTAAATGCAAATGCACTTAAATTAGACAGTGCAACAACATCAATCGAAGTACAAAATAAAAGAATATCAGGAGTGGCTGATCCGACTTCGGCGCAAGATGTGGCAACAAAAGCCTATGCGGATGGAAGCACGGTTATTGGTGTGCAATTAGATATTACAGGTCTAGGTGCAAACGCAGGAAATAATTATGCACCTGTAGGAGTATTACTTGAAAAATTATTCCCTGCAGGCGGATACGATTCAACAAGTCCACAACCACCAGGAAGTGGAAACCCATCAAGTCCATTCTTTAATTCAAGTATCGCCGCTAGAGCACAAGGCGTTATTGCTAGAATAAGAACACTTGATTACGGATCTACAGGAGGTTTTAGCATACCTAGTATTAGTTTAGGTGCTTTCAAAAACTTTACACCTGTTGATCAAACAATCACGGCGGCACAGAGAACTATTGCTTCTGTAACAACATACGCACAGGATAACGCATTAGGAAATACAACAAAATTAACAATGAGTGCGGCACACTTCTATGAAACAGGACAAGCGATTGTTGTGAACGGTACAACATTCAGTGGTGGTATAGGTACCATTGACGGAAACTATACAGTTCAATCAGCAGAATTTTCTGCAGAAGCGCCTAACTATGTGTCCATTACAATTAACTACGATTCTCAAGCAAGTGGCTTGTTAGGTGGTAATTACAATGCTTCAAGCGGTACCGCAGAAAGAACACCTGTGGTAGGAAGTGCAAACAAACAAGTATTAGAAGATATCAGTGATCCTACAGGCGTAACTGGTACAATAACTTTTGCTCCAACAACTAAAATACTTCAGTTTGGTGTTAACAGTGGAGCATGGGAATTTGACAGAGAAATTGTATAGGATATCGATAAATATTAGAAACAAAGGGCAATATGGCATACACAGTTAATAAATTTGACGGAACATTAATAGCAACAGTAGAAGACGGTACTATTGATAACACAACTAACCTGCGATTTATAGGTAAAAATTATGCTGGTTATGGTGAAATTCAAAACGAAAACTTCTTGCATATGTTGGAAAACTTTGCAGGCGGTTCTGCTCCGTCTAGACCAGTTGCTGGTCAAATGTGGTATGACAGTGCAAGTGCAAAATTAAAGTTTTATGATGGTTCTAAATTTAGAACAACAGGTGGTGCTGAAATAAGTGCTACTGCTCCTACAGGTTTAACAACTGGTGACTTTTGGTGGGACACTGCTAACAGCCAATTATATGCTTGGGACGGCTCTAGTTTCATTTTAGTAGGTCCGCAAGGTGTAGGATCTACTGTAACACAATTCACTAGTAGACAGATACAAGATACTTTAGGTTCTCAACAACTTATAATCGAAGGTAAAGTAAACAACATCACAGTTGTTACTTTTAGTTCAACAGAATTTACAATAGACTCAACGCAATCATCAAACACAATTACAGGTTTTGATGTAATCAAAAAAGGTATCACATTAGTTAATACGCAAAGTGCAACTAATGGTGTTACGTCTACAGATCACAGATTTTTTGGAACAGCATCTAACTCAGATAGATTAGGTGGATCACCTGCAAGTGATTATTTAAAATCATCAGCAACAAATTTTTCATCCATAGTAAGATTTGCAGATGTTGGTTTTACAGTTGGTGATTCAAATGATTTAAAAGTTTCAATAGAAAACGGAAATGAAGGTGCTATTGCAAACGAAGTAGGAACTAAAATAAATTTAAAAGTAAATGTTAACAATGTAGTAACAAGCATTGCCGAAATTGATACAACAGGAATCAATCCAGGAAGTGGTAACAGAACATTAGGAACTGTGACTGACAAATGGTTTGAAGTACACGCAACATCTTTAAAAGGAAATTCAGACACAGCCACAGCAATTTTACAAGGTGGAACATCTTATCCAGGTAGCACAACTGCACAGGCGAACACTGTTGCATTAAGAGACGCAACAAACACTATCGCGGCTACTACTTTCAGTGGTAGAGCGACACAGGCAAATTATGCTGACTTGGCAGAGATTTACAAAACAGATCAAGAATATCCAGTGGGTACAGTGGTATCAATTGGCGGTGACGCAGAAGCAAGAGCGGTTGAAACCGGTGAACCAGTTTTGGGAGTAATATCAGAGAATCCAGGATTTTTAATGAACAAAGACGCTGAAGGACAAGCGGTTGCTTTTGTTGGTAGGGTACCAGTTTTGGTTAAAGGTGCTATTACCAAAGGCGAAAGAGTATATGCAAACTGTGGCGGTTTTGGAACAACAGACGCAAATGGTGAGCAAATTGGTTTTGCCTTAGAATCAAATTCAGACGAATCCACGAAACTTGTTGAGGTAGTATTGCGCCTGGTAAATAACTAGAAGGAGCAATAATGGCTTTAGTTACAGCAACAAGATACAACACATTAAGACAATCAGTTACAAATGTTTTAGAGACAGGATCTGGTGACAGTGGCTACGGTCAAACTGCAGGTAGTTCAAATATCAATGCAGGTGACTTAATCACTGCGGCACAAATAAACAATATCTACGAAGACATCAGAAAATGTTTTAAACACCAAAACGGTGGTAATCCAGCAAGTAACCAATTACAACAGGTTAGTGCAGGAGACCTAGTAAAAGATAATGATGGTGTAAACTATTCTGGTTGGGATCAATACGAAGCACTAGCACTTAACATCAGCACAAACAGATTGACTGTGGCAGGTGGACAACAGGCTATTGTTTCTACCTCTTCAAGAACTAGAGGAAGTTGGAACGGAGATATCAATTTAGTCTTAGATGTATCTTTTGCAAATGCAGACGCAAGAAGATTTTTCTTTAACCAAGGAGGATTCATAAGATTAACAAGTTCAGTGTCAGGTGGAAGTTCAAAAGACAGCGATTGGAATACAATGTTATCAGGCGCTGGCAACGTGGATTTCAAAGCACATGGAACTACTGCTTCAGGTGGACAAGGAACTGCTTCAGGCTCTTTAGGAAATTATGAACTTACAACTTCATATCAATACATTTACCAAAGATTCGATGGCGGATCAGGAGCCTATAGTGCCAACGACTATTACATAGAAGCACAGGCGCCAAATGACACTTCAATCAAATTCAGATTAGTTTGGAGAGACCAAGCAGGTGGTAATATTGACGAGTCAGTATCCAATTTAAGTTACGATGCAATTACTGGTACAGCACAAACAGATATAATTGGTACAGCACCAGGAGTTGCAGAAGGTTCCGGCACAAATTTCTAATATCTTATTTGACTAAAATCCAAAAATAAAGTATAATATCTTGTAATATTATGGATAATTCAATCAAAGAATCTTTAGAACACGCAAACAAGATGAGAGTGTTTAACAATCAATTACGATTGTTGAAAGAAAAATATCTTGAACGTAACATTTATTTTACAATTGGTCATCAATTTACAATTAATCTCCAACTTATAAACTACTGCATCACACTCAAAAATCAAAATAAAATTAAAGACGTAATCATGTTAGATGATTATGACCTTCCTGTGCGAATTGCAGATTTAGAAATCTTCTATAATAACATAATGGATCTTTATCAACAAAATCTTAATGCATATATTGTTGAGTACAATACACTTGTACAAGACAAAGGCAGAATTTAATGAGCAAAGGTGTATTACTATTCGCTTTTAATAATAAAGCAGTCAATTACGTAGAGCAGGCTGAGTTTTGCTGTAGAAAAATACGACAGCATCTACAACTACCAGTAACAATCGTTACAGCAGACATGGTGCCCAATAAAGATTTATTTGACAAAATAATACGTATCCCAAAAGAAGAAGAACAAACTAGAAATTTTTACGACGGTGAGATAAAAAAGAATGCCTTTTGGAACAACAAAGCAAGGACTTCTGCTTATGATTTATCTCCTTATCACGAGACTCTTGTTATGGATACAGATTTCATAGTTGAAAACGATTTATTGTTAAAAGTTTTTGGCAAAGGGCATGACTTCTTAATAAATCAAGAAGCACAACATCTAGATTATGAAAGCAACATGACTGATGATATGCAGTATATCAGCGACAGCGGTATAAAGATGTGTTGGGCGACAGTGTTTTACTTTATGAAGACTGATAGAGTAAGAAGATTGTTTACACTAATAAATCATATCAAGGATCATTGGAGTTTTTACAGATTCAGATATCAACTATTGCAAAATACATATAGAAATGACTTTGCTTTTGCAATAGCATTACACATTTTAAATGGTCACATTGCCAGCGATTGGCCAATCAAATTGCCTATAAAATTGTTCTACATAACAGATCGTGACAAAATTATATCATACAAAGACAACACATGGCGATTCAAATTGCAGGGAGGTTTGGATTGTAAGATAAAGGACATGAATATTCATGTGATGAATAAAATTGGATTAGCAAAGGTTATTAAAGATGAGTAAGGGTATTTGTTTATTTGCACAAAAGAATGAAAAATCAGATTACTACAAACAGGCTGTTGCCTGTGCAATGAGTATCAAATCATTCAATAAAGATGAAAAGATATGTTTGATTACAGACATGAAGATAGCAAAAGATGATGAAAAATATTTTGATGTAATTAAAGATATACCTGGAAAAGATTTAAGCACTAATTCAAAATGGAAAATTGAAAATAGATGCAAAATTTATGAGACTTCTCCCTTCGAGCGAACAATAGTGCTAGACGTAGATATGCTTGTATTAGAAAATTTAGAAAACTTTTGGAATTTATTACTGCCATACGAGTTATTTTACACCAGCAAAGTGAAAACATACAGAAATGAACTGGCTAAAGACGAATATTATAGAAAAGTGTTCATAAACAATGACCTGCCTAACGTGTATTGTGGTTTACACTATTTCGTGAAAAATGAAGAAAACAAGAAATTTTATGCTCTAGTGGCGGACATAGTAGAAAATTATAAAACTTACAGCGAACGTTTCGCAAATAAATCAAAACAATCCTGGTGCAGTATGGATGTTGCAACATCAATAGCCATTAAATTGCTTAACAAACAACATCAGGTTTTTAGCAAGAGCAACGCACTTACATTTACACATATGAAGCCAAAAATACAAAATTGGAAAGCCGATGTGCAACAATGGACAGCATATATTGATTACAACCTCAATAAAAATAAAGAACTCGCTGTGGGGAATATCATTCAATCAGGAATTTTCCATTATGTGGAGGACAATTTCATCAACGAACAAATTATGGAGAACTTGAAATGACCAAGCCATTTGTACGTCCACCACTTGTAATTACCACAGAGCCAACAAAGCATAATTTTTATCTAAAATTTGATCCCGAGACTGGAATGGTCAAAGGTTTGATTCCAAAGAAAGAAGGAAATTGTGTTGAGATAGATGAATATCTTGCACATCAGATACAAAAAGGTACAAAAACATTTTTCGATTTGAAAGTAGAACTGCAAAATAATGAATATGTGTTGGTGCAAAAAGACGCATTACAGGTCAAAGAAAATAAAGTCGACAATATGAGTGTTGTTGAGAACAAATTTTTATATGAAATAAAAAACAACAGCAAAGATAGTTGTATAAGATTTAAATTAAACAAAAAATTAAAAAAATTTATAGTTACAATTGATAAACAATTATCTGATAATCTTTCTAACACAATTGACTTTCAAAAAACAAACAAATACAATTTTTTTACAACAGATCAGGATAATACATCTATAGTAGATAGAATATTAGAAATAAATCTTAATGATCTATTAAAAAAGAAGCAAGTTGAAATAGATTATGTGGTAGATTTTGTGCCAAGGTTGTTCTGTAGGAAGTTATACAATTATTCTTATGAGGTAGTGGATGAGTTTTAAGATTGCTGACATAGATTTTGTGTTCTTAAGTTATGATGAACCAAATGCTGAGAAAAATTTTGCAGATTTAAAACGCAAAGTGCCATGGGCAAAGAGAGTACATGGTGTATATGGATTTGATGCGGCACACAAAGCCTGTGCTGAAGCATCTGACACAGAACGTTTCATCACTGTTGATGGTGACACTATAATAGAACAAGATTTTACAAAGGTTATGGTAGACTTCCCTAGTTTGGGAGTAGATAATTCATATCAATTCAGTTGGTGTGGTCGTATAGACCTAAATGGATTGCAATATGGTAACGGCAGTTTGAAATGTTGGACAAAAGACTTTGTAATGAATATGAAAACACATGAAAATCATGATGGCAAAGATAAAAATGTAATTGAATTTTGTCATTTTGACAATTACTATCAATTTAATGAAAACTTTTCAACAAGTTTTATCAATGCAAGTCCTTTTCAGGCTTGGAGGGCAGGTTTTAGAGAGGGTGTGAAGATGAGTCTAGATAGAAACGCAAAAGTAAATGATCTGAAAGACTTGTGGTGGCAAAATTATCAAAGACTTCTTGTATGGCTAAACGTAGGAGCAGATGTAGAACATGGTTATTATGCAATACACGGAGCAAGACTTGGATGTTATCTTGTGAATTGTACTGATTGGGATTTGGTAAAGACACGTGAGTTTGATTTTTATGAAAAATACTGGAGATTAGATCTTAATCCAAACGACAATGATAATCCATTTACAGAAGAACGTTGCAAAAAAGAAATTATAGAATTAGGTGAAAAAATTAAAGACAAACATGATATTGAATTCAGCATAAACCCTTTAAGTCCAGAGCAAAGCAAGTTCTTCAAAGAAGTTTATTTAAACACTCCAAGAATATGGAAAAGGAGAAGAAATGTTTGATATAATTTTTATTTCATACAAAGAACCTAATGCTGAAGAAAATTTTAAGCATTTACAAAATAGATTTCCAATAGCACAAAGGGTACATGGGGTCAAGGGAATACATCAGGCACACATTGAAGCGGCTAAAAAAGCACTTACAAAAATGTTTTATGTGGTTGATGGAGATGCGATAATTGAAGAAGATTTTAAATTTGATTATGCAGTTCCAGAAAAAGATATGAACGCAGTACACGTGTGGAGAAGTAAGAATCCGGTCAATAATCTAGTATATGGATATGGAGGAGTCAAACTTTTGCCCAGGGATTTGACGTTAAATATGAGTATAGGAACTACTGATATGACTACAAGTATAAGTGATAGATTTAGACCAATGGAACAGATATCAAACGTTTCTGCGTTTAACACTAGTCCTTTCAACACTTGGAAAAGTGCTTTTAGAGAGTGCGTAAAACTATCTAGCAAAGTCATTGACAGGCAAGAAGACGCTGAGACAGAAGCAAGATTAGATGCTTGGTGTAAGTCAGATGATTTAGTTGCAGTAGATGGAGCAGTTGCAGGCAGGAAATATGGGACTGAAAATAAAAATAATAAAGAAGCAATATCTAAAATAAATGATTTTGCATGGATAGAACAAATTTATAAAAATGGAAAATAATTTTAATATACCTTTTAACAACATAGTTCATTTTGGACAACAAACAATGTTGGATTCCAAATTATTTTCAGTAAGTTGGATCTTGAGTAGATTTTGCAATTATGATTGTTCATATTGTTGGCCTTATGCACACAGCAAAAAACCTGACCATCGACCATTAGAACAATATAAAAATACAATAGACGAGATAAAAAGACAAGCAAGGAAAAATGGATTTACAGATTTCCATTTCAGTTTTAGTGGTGGAGAACCTACTGCATATAAAAAATTTTTAGAACTAATTGAATATTACAGTGGTGATAACGAAGCAGAATATCAAAGTATTCATATGACAACTAATCTAAGTCCCGGTATCAAATGGTGGTCACGTTGGATAGACGCAACAAGAAAATTATCTCGTAGATCAATCACAGCAAGTTTCCATCATGAATTTGCAAACGAACAAGAGTTTGGCGACAAGATATTAATGTTAACAAATCATGATGTTTTTGTAACAATTAATCAAGTAATGGTGCCAGACCTTTTTGATGAATTGTATGCAAGATGCAAAAGATTTTGGGATAGAGGTATAAACGTAACACTGAAACCTATGAGCGATCCTTCAGCAAGTTTTATTGTAGATGGATACACTGACAAACAAAAACAATTATTGCAACAAGGATTTCCGCAACAATT